TTGCCGACTACCTACTTTAAACCAAAACGCAAATTAACATTGGCTATTATTTGCTTATTTCAAATATAATAAAAAAAAGCTACCTATTACAGTAGCTCTTAAATTTCTGAGGACTTACGCTAATAAATCGGCTGCCTCTTGGTATTTTAATTATAAGATTATGGTAATTTCCATAATAAGCTTTCAAGTGTGTTTTTTCTACCTTGAAGAATATCCAACTCATCTCTTAATTCTGGATGTTCATCTAACATTAATCTAAATACTTTGTTAGTCATTATAAAAGTACCACCTTTTAATGTTTGTAGAGTTGTAATTCTCCAATTGATTTGTCTAATGAGCTTTTGAATTTGCTCTTTTTGTTCCCATTTAGTTTTCATTTGTTTTGGTTTTAATTAATAATAATCAAATATAAGTATAATTATAATACGAATTACAAAACATAGTATTTTTTTTTATTTTTTTTATATATCTTATCTTTTCTTATCTTATCTAAATGTTTAAGGGTGGCTTAAGCTCCGCTTCAATAAATGTGATATTCTCCTAAATTTGGATTCTGTAATTGGTAGCTTACTGCATACCTCAACGCATCAATAGCGTGATTAAAATTATCAACAGGAGTTTGTGATTTCTTTTCTAACCAACAATAGTTATTTAACTCTTTAATTAATTCTGTGCTATCTTCAGTTATTACTAAATCATAATCTTGTAATAAACTAATACCAAATGTTATACTGCCTTGTCCTTTGATAGCTGGCACTACATTACAATCTTTACTAAGCTCTGTTATTAATCTTGGTTCTGCTGAATCACCAACTATTAAATTATCTGCTGCAAACTTTTTATTAAGTTGTAATATCTCGCTTGTAGTTAGTTTAGTTTGATAGAAACATAGTTGTATATAGATAACTTTATTTTCTTTATCTATGCTTGTTTTAACTAATGTTGAGGGGTCATTGCTAAAACCATAATCTTGTCCAAATACAACTTTACCTACTTGTTTAAATTCTCCTATACTCCAATCAGTAAATATTACACCCTCAGCTTTATCTAGCCAAGCACCTTCTATTGTATGCTTGTATCTGTTTGGCCTTCTAACCTTCATTGTTTCAATCTGCTTAATATAGCTATCTGAAAGGTTATCTAAGTTATCTAAATATGTAGTGTGTATATAAGTAGTATCATCTTTAGTTATATTACTACCAGCAGCAACTCCTCTATCTTCAAACCAACGTTTATAAATAAAATGTTCTTTTGTTGTTGGATTAAGTATTAATATTACTCTATTCTCTTGTACTTTGTTACGAACAGATAAATCAATCTTATCAAATATATCCTCATCATTTAGTTCTTCTGCTTCATCCATTACCCAGGTAGTAATGCCAGTTAATGATTTAAGATTTGCAGTTTGGTCGCCTGAGCTTGTTTTAATACCTCTAAATATTATCTTACTACCATTGCCTTTATTTATTATCTCATCCTTTGTTATTTTAAACTGGTCAATAACTCCAAGCAGTTCTAACTTTTCTATAAACTCAGGTATGATACTAATACTTGCGGCTCTTAAAGTAAATCGTGTAAATAATATTGTATGGCCAGCTTGATATGTTAATAGTAATAGTACAGAGTTAACAGCAAATGATTTACCTGAACCTCTACCACCAGTTACAATAAAATAACGTGCAAAAGATTCATCTAATACTAAATACTTTTTATTGAGCTTTAATCCGTGCAATGATGTTTCTAAAATCGTGGTTTACTTGTTCTGAAGTATGTATATCAACAGAATCTTTTTGTTTACCATAGATATTATCTAATATCATATTTAATGCTTGATGGTCACCTTTTGCAATAGTTTTTTCTATTACTGCCATAGCCATTCTATATTCATTAGTCATCCAAACTTCCTCACCGGTAACAGGGTCTATTCCCTTTGTTCTAAGTTCTGCTAATTCTTTTAAAATTGTGCTTCTGTTCTTACTACCTTTTGGCCTACCTTTAGGATTACCGCTTTGTCCTTTTTTGAATGGTATTAAATCTGCTTTGCTCATTTTTTTGTTCTGTATTTGTTCTGTATTTATTTAAAAATACAATTAACTTTTTTTCAATTGCTTTTACTTTCTCTTTCGTATTCATATTCATTATATAATCTTCTCATTGTATCAACTAAACCTTTTACACAACTACCACAACTGGATGATTTTTTGTTGGTGTTAAATACTCTATTGTGTATTGTTAATAGTTGTTTTTGTTCTATGTTGTTTACTATGTTTTTATTAATACTAAAGAATCCTTTTAGATATATATATTCTTCTTCGTTTAAACATTCTACTTTTGTTATCTTTTCTACTGTATCTCCTAAACCTTTACTTTTCATTAATTTTTTTTTTAATTTCTTTAATACAATTATTTATTGTTCTCCACACAACTACATGAGATATATTAGTTGCTGCGGATAGTTTTCTTATACTGTAAAACTTCTTTCTATATAAATTAAATAACTTTCTATCAAACCAATAAAACTCATTTACTATATCATCAACAACTTTTTCTATATCTATGTATGGTTCGTTATCAGCTTCTATTATGTTTTTTAGGTCGTTATCAATTAAAATATCTTTATCTTTTCGTAAATTGTCTAAAAATATATTGCGCATCATCTTATATATAAACGCTTTATTTAAAGAATCGTTATATAGAATATCATTAATTTTTACTTTACCACTATCAATTTTACTATGTAAAGCTATGTAGAAATCGTGTAATAAATCTTTTGCTGGTACTTTACTACTGCTGCTTATTTCCTCAGCCATGTTAAGCCAAGTTTCTTCATCTCTTATTAGAATGTGCAAAATATTATCTACTTCTGTACTCATCTAATTCAAGAAGTAAATTAACAAAGTCATCATATTGTAATGCAACATAATCTTTTTCAAAGTTTTTAGTAAATACAACTAAAGGTGTTTTCAAAGTTCCTCTTGCATCTCCTTCACTTTGTTCTAATGCTTTCCAGATATTTAATTTTTCTTGGTTCTTACATTCCCAGCTATATTCAGATAGAATACCGCTTGTAGTCATAATATCTCCTTTAATACTTAATCCACCACTATTAGGTGTTCTTCTAATATTAGTATCAAACTTCTTTGCTAAATCTTTTGCAATTTTTAACTCGAATCTTTTACCTTTTTGATTTGCATTTAAACTCATATCTTTTGAAAATGTTTTCTAATTATAGCTCCAAGCTCGGTATCATTAGGATATATCCTACACAATAGAGCAATATTATACTCAACAGGAGTATTAGGGCTAATATAGTACGAGTCCTTTGTTTGTCTGTACTCATTAAGCGTTCTTTTCTTTTTATTTAAATCTTTTTTCAATGATGTGTGTTACTATTATACCTAATATAAAACAGGTTAAATGTGTTGCTGTTAATAATAATGTTATATACATAATTTATAGTTTATTTTTTAAAAGTATTAAATTTTTTCTTAAGTTCAGCAGTTTCTTTGTAAGCTTTTACATTTTGCATTGTTAACAAGCTTTGTTTTTTATTTAGTTCATCAATTGTAAACCTCAGCTCTAACATACATTTTAAAGTGTCTTGTAGCGTTTCTACAGCTTCTAATTTACTTTGTGTTACTTTACCTACCTTTAAGCCCTCTTGAGCTTTTAAAAGTAATATTTCTAATTTGTTCTTTGTTATTGTGTAATCTAAATCATTCATTGTTTTAAATCTTCTGAGTAAAGTAATTCATCACCAAGTTTTTTATCTAATGTTTTTATGGTTCTGTATATTTCTAAACTTTTTCTTTTTACTTCATCTTTTTCACTTCTTGTTGAATCTGTGCCAAGATGTGCATA